AACGGTAGCAACCAGATTGAAGAGCTTGCCAGACATGTTAGGTCTCCGAAGGAAGAATATCCTGAAGAACAAATCCTGAGCTAGGAGTTCCATGCCCCATCGGATAAACATTGAAGCCCATGAAGCCCAGTCGATTTGCGGAACCCCACTTGCCCCAAGAATTCCGAGAACGGTAACCATACCGTCCTGCTTCAATCCTAACAAAGTCGCACATAGCCATAACATGCGACATCCAGTTATAGGCGAACACACCAGCTACAGTTCGTAGAAGAGCAGACCACCATTGCTGGTCGTTCTGCACTTGAATGAACGCTCTTGCCCGATGCTTCTCTCTGCTGGCGATCACCTTTGGATCCGAGTTGCTGATGCCGCGAGTTTGATTCTCTGGCCAAACGTCCGTGTCGCAAACACCGTGGTCGTAAGCATACTTGATGCTGTCACCTTCGTACCCTCCTACGTGCCCACCACTGATAGGCACAGCTAGAGAGCAACCACTCATCTGCTTATGTGGCAGACCGAGAATTCTTCTCGTAATGCTCACCAGCTGAGCAGTGCCGATAGCCCAGCAAGTGGGTAAGCCATCTTGGTCGAATGGATCAAAGTCAATGTAGTCAGAGACTCTTGCTAGACGAGCGACTTGGTCGTCTATAGCAGCATCCAGATTGCTCTTATCAATCAGTTGGATGCCAGAAGCTCCGAAGGGAATACTGTAGGCGCTAGAGTCATGTCCCTTCGGAGGCGGCAGCCGGCTGAGGAGTCTCTTTTCTCCATTGACCTCTACGTACTGTCCATTGCCGATGAGTTCATGAAGGTCCTTCTCTTCAAAGACCCTCTCACCAGGAAATAGAGTACTGGCCGGCATTAGCGAACTCCCTCAAGAGCTTTAAAGACTGCTGCCTTGTCAGTAAGTGGCATACTAAAGCCACTCTTAGGACCAGCAGCAACTATCCAAAGATCATTGGTTTTTGGAACAGCAAGAGCAGCTTTCCACTTCGCAGCAAGTTCTTTTGGATCGCTGGTAGCGTCTAAGATCCGGAACTCACCTTTGTGTTCTTTCGTCCAACCCTCTACAGTAGCTACTGTATTACCCTGAGCCCAATTTGGGACACTACCTGTGTCGCCGGCGTTTCTAGTAACCAAGACTGTTAGAACGTCTGCTGCGAAAGGAGCCGGAGGAGCGAAAGGAGTGAACGGAAGCTCACAACCCTTCTGCCCAGAGAAGACTACAACCAGGGCTGCTATAGTGCAAACCCACGTCAGTGGATGGACTTTCTTCAGCACACTACGGCTCCAGGATAGTCTTCACTGCGGCCATCACACCAGCAAAGGCAGGATCTTCTTTGCCAGTAGCCTTGTACCGCATAAGAAGAAGAGCAGCTTCAAAAGCCTGCTCAGCTGTAACTTCAGCACTTTGAGTACCAGGAGTCGTCGTAGTACTCCTGGTTGTAATTCTTTTCCAAAATGCCTTTATCTCATCCCAGAAAGTTGGGATGAGACCTACTCCTAAAACCAACAAGCCTAGTAAAATGCTTGTCGTAGAAGGAGTAGAAAGTTGCAGACCAAACATAAGAGCCTCTGGTCGTTGAACTACTTACCGGCGCATGCCAAGCATCGTCAACACGAAGGTCACGATCTGGGGCAGGTATTGGAGCAGCAACGCCCAATCGAAGCCCGCCGCAAGAGCTGCAGCCTTAACATCAGGCGTGGCCGTTGCTTCCATCACAGCGTGGATCGCAGCAGTTCTGGTATCACCAGAAGTAGCCACCACTTCGTGGATCGAGAATATGTTGTGGAAGAAGTTGAGCAGGTCTTGATTCGTCAAGACAGCCTTGGCAAGACCTACTGCAGTGTCGTCCCACTTGGAAGGCGTGAATGCCGCGATCTGCTCCAGGATGGGAATTGATGCTTTCAGAGCTGAAACAATGGCGTCAAATTCCACATGCATCGGAGGATCCTTAACTGGATTTGTAAGAACGGTATTTCGCTCGGTGACCTGTCTTGTGAGAATACAGTAGGTATCTTGCTGAGTCCACGCAGTGGTCGTTTACTTTCAAAGGATTTCCAGAGCGATCGGGTTGTCCATCTGGACGAGTGGGCCATTGATAGTCGCCAAACTCTTCAATGGTAATATCACACTCTTCCCAGACGTAGAGCATGGGTTCTTCTTTGGGAGGAAACCCTTTCAGTAGGCTTCCAACATAATCAATTCCTGTGAGAACTTCTTTCTTGGCAGGACGAGTCCTAATTCCCAACTCAGCTAATTCAAGCCTATCTTGAGCATCCCAGTCTGAATAGATCTGCTCACTACCATTCCAATGCATGGAACTTCGAATGGCTGTAGCATGATCTCTTAAGAGCTTTTGCTCTGCTACGTACTCCTTGAAGATGAGCCACGCTCCGTTGGGAAGCTGTGCCCCTCCTAAATAGACAAACGGGTGTCCGGGTGCTGAGCCAAAGTCGATTGCACTAGCTTTCTGCCAGAACCGAGAGACTTCTCTATGACCAGTCATCTCGTACAGTTGTCTAGGTCCGATAACGTGCTTAGTGTTATCAAACATCCAGTAGACCAGCTTGTGGCGAGAGGGACGTTTGTTCAACCACTCTGTTTCAAAGGATTCTCTGTCCAAAATGCGAACTTTGTCGATGAAGTCATCTATGTGGTAGAAGCCATCAGAATGATGTGCCTTGCCCTTACAGAAGGTATGGATGGGACAGGTTCCATGCTCTGAGTCATCAACACATCGTCGAGGACACTTCTCGACTACTTCCCAGATATCCCACTCATAGATGTCAATACCCTTCTGTGCTGCTGTGTCAAGCAGTTTCTGCATTGGTCCGTTCTGCCGTTGTCTAGTGCTGGTGAATACGTTCTGTCCTCTGTGTCCAGAACTTGACTTCGCCATAGACAGACCTGTCTGAAGTGTAGACCACTCCATCAGATCTATCTCATCAATGCGAGCTTTCACTGGGTGAGGAGAACGTAGCCCTTTCTCCGAGCCAGTGATAACAGCTACTGTTGATCCGTTGGCATATTCGGTCCAGCTCTGAATGGACTTCTCGATGAACCGCTTTCCGGTTTGCTTCTCGTAGTCAGCACAGAACTCAACAAACCAATCTAGATCGTTAAACTGTTGGAAGTAGCGATAGCACTTGTTTGCTTGGTCGAGGACTGCTCCAGCACTCGCTACTTCACATTTGTCCTTGAATACAGAGTCAAGGTGATTCAACAGAGCGACGTCCAAAGTCTTGCCACCATTTCGGTTGGCGAAGCCCAGAGCATTCTTCACACGCTCAAAGAACAGATCAGCAACGAAGTCGAATGGAGCTCTGTGCCCTCTGGTGATTACCTTCCTTGGCAACTTGATATGATAGGCAGTAGTGATGAACTCGTAAAGCTCTTCATTCTCTACACGAATTCGTTCTGCATCCTTCCTGTGCAGATGTCGTACAGACATTCCGGGAGCGTTAGGAAGATGTCCGTTCTTATCAACAAAGAGATAGAAGCGTAAGATCTCTTTACGGATCTCAGCCAGTAGATCTTCTTTATCCTTACTCGCTGCTAGCATTCTCTAACGTCTGCCTTTCAGACTTCATAATCTGAGCCATAGCTTGAAGTTGATCCTCTGGCGTATTCTGCAGCTTAGCTTGCATGTTGCGAAGATCTTGCAGAGTGAGCTTCTTCTCTGTCTTTTCCTTCTCGGCGGCAAGCTCTTCTTCTGGTGTAGGCGGAGGATTGTCCAGGCCCAGCTTCCTTCTGAGCTTCTCAATCTGATCTAAGACGGAGTTGAGAGAGGCAATACACTTACTTTGCCCTTCTCCTCGCATGCCCTTAGTGGCATATATCTCTCTAAAGTTGATGGTCTTACCATCAGCATCTTTATAGATGCCGTAGCTCAGAGTAACGCCAGTAAGATCAAAGAAGATCTTGTTGTACAGAAGTTCATATTGTGCAAGTCGCTCAAGATCAGACTTGTGAATGCCAACTAGGGCAAGTTTCTGCTTCTCTTGCCTACTGTGAGCAGGACTAAAAGTTCCTGGAAGAGGGAAGTTTGGTACTTGAAGAGCCTTCTCTTGCTCGAGAGGATTAACATTACCGCCAGAAATTAGATCCAACTGGGCTTGAGCACTTGCTTCTCTTTCTCGGATAAGAGAATCCCAGTCATGCCAGGGACAACCATACTCACAGACGTACAGATTGGTTGCCCACTTCGCTGGAGTCGGATAAGAACAGCCGATTGACCGGGCTGCTTCGGTCCAGCTTCTTGTCTGGAACCAAGCTTCAAAGGCTATGCGATGTTGTTCGGCGCTGTAGACAGGTTTAACAGCCATGAGTACCTCTAGAGATAATACCTAGAGGTCTCTAAAAAACCAACTAATTCTCTGGAAGAGAAAGCGTTCTCTTTCCAAAGTCTGAGAATGGACGAACTACACCGTCCTTCACCCAAGGTATGACGGTTACTAGCTTGTAAGCATCTAGTAGGTTGCAAGAGTACCGAAGATGTACGTCATACCAAAATCCAAAGACGTGACACACTTGGATGACTAAACAGTCAAATGGAGACTCGATGTTGTTAATCAAGTAGTCTTTGAGAACTGCCTGCAGACCAGTTACGTCATACTCCTTGTCTAGCTTGAGTGCAAGAACAGCATCATAGCGATGGACAGATGTCGGTGGCGAAGGAGCTTGTAGAGACATAGGTTTTGGAAAAGTCTGACTCCAGAGTCCTCGAACTTGACTTAAGAATCTGGACACTCCAGAATCTTTGTATTCTAGGATTGTTGCGAATCCTGATCTTTTGCCAGCAGGCCGAGCAAGATCTCTCTTGGCTAAGAGCTCCAAGAATGAAACTACTAAGCTTTCTTCGTACTGAAAGATCCCTTCTCCACGACATACCTCGACTAATGCTTGAGCAAGAGGGGTTCGCCAATCAGTCATTTGTACCTCAGGCTAATTAAATCTGTCGCCTAGAACCCTTTAGTTAGCAGATGTTGCTTAATCAGATCTCTCATCCACACTTCCCATTGTGATATGGCTCCTGGGTGAAATTGGAACTTGGCTGCTATGACTTTGTGAGTAGTCTGCTCGTCTTTAGGTTTGAGGATCCTTTCTTTCAGAATGGTTTCTGCCAGAGCTAAGTGCTTCTGACTCTTCCAATTTGCTGTTGCTGTGGCTATAACCTCTCTTATCTCATGCTCAAGTTCAGTGAGCATGAAACTTGATCCGTCGTGATCTTCTGGAGCTTTGGTATCATAATCTTCTGGAAGCTGTCTAAGTCTCCACTGCTTACGGTAAAGATCTATCAGATGGTTCCGAAGAGTCACTCTCCAGTAAGTTATGAACACTGGAGTTTTGTACCAATCGTAACAGCTTACAGCATCTGCAAGTCTTAAGTAAGCATCTTGCAGCATATCTGGTTCTAGATCTAGAGCAAGGTTAGCCTCTCTGATTATGCGGTTGATTACAGATCTGGAGGTAGGGACCAATAGCTCATGCATCCCACGTAGATAGTTTATGTCTTGAGTCTGTTGGTAACCTAGAGCGTAACCAACTATGAGCTCGTTGTCTTTAACAGCCTGTTCGTATGCTTCATTCACGCCTTCCCTCAGTAAGAGTAGTATATCTAAGTACATTTTTCAACTCTAAGAGTTTGGGTAGAGAGAGGAGGAGGAAGGGGTTATATATGTAATATATAACCCTTTCTTCCTTCCTCCTCCTCTCTCTACCCACTTCAGCTAATTCTGAATAGGAAAACAGCGCTGTTGTTAATAAAATTCATAGAACCTTAAAACTGTCTTTACAAAAATTCTGCAGTATTAGATATAAAGTAACCTGGAGATCGACAATGTCTGGCGATCAAAAATGTTGGTTTGCGGCCGTCAAGTCTGGCTTTCGTCAGTACTGGATGCCCATTCCAACAATCCAAGCTCTTATCTTCAGAGGGCTAGGAGTTCCGCTGTTCTACGGAACTTGGAAAGACGCCCTCTACCACGAGGCCAAGTCATGCTAGTTGCTCATGCCGGATCACGTTTAGCATCTGAAGATGAAGTCCGGACAGTTCCCTCGCCGGTGTTTACTGAACACTGGCATCCTATCAATCATGGTCAGTACCTGGACTATGTCCTTGCTGAACTGGCCAAGAAGGATCTCAAAGTTTGGAAGTCTGAGTTCTCGCTGCTGAAAGACAGGAACGTCATGTTCGGCGTTCTCGACCTCCAGCTTCCTCATGGTCTGTATCAGACTGACCTGACTATGTCAGTAGGACTGAGAAACAGCATCGACAAGTCTCTGGCTGCTGCTGCCGCGATTGGAACGAGAGTCTTCGTCTGCGACAACATGGCCTTCTCTGGTGAGATCGTCTTCTCTCACAAGCACAGCACGACCATTGAAGTTGAGCTGCCAAAGATGATTGAATCTGCAGTTAGCAGTTTCATTAGCAGCTACAAATCCGATGTAGCGTTCTTCGATGAGTGGAAGTATATGGAGCTTACCGTTCCAGAAGCCACCAACTTCATCTGCGAGATTGCTGAAGTTGGACAGCTCCACAAGAATGCGATCTTGTCGGTCCGAGAAGAATTTAAGAATCCAAGATTCAAAGATTTCACCGGCAAGACAGTCTGGTCGCTCTTTAACGCGTTCACAACTTACGCCAGATACGACAGAAGGCAGGCTGATCCTAACCGGATTGCAGAAGAATCTGTCGCTCAGACAAAGGCATTCAAGCAAAAATGGCCATTGACTATCGCAGCCTGACCTCTAAGCAGTTGCTTGGTTTGCTTGGCGACGAGCTTTTCAGGGAATCAGAAATTGAGGACAAGATCAGAGAGTTGGCTCTTCAGATCCAACATGACTGGCTTCCTGATCCTCTCCACATAGTTCCGATTCTGCCCGGGGCTGGACCATTTCTTCACGAGATGCTGCAATGGATCAAACTTCCAGTTGCAGTACATAAGTTCCATGTCTCACTAACTGGAGACGGTAAGTTCGAATACTTCGGTATGTCAGATATGCCGAAGAAAGTGTTGATTGTAGATGACATGATCAGCAGTGGACAAACCCTAGATCTGGTAGGCAAAGCACTGTTTGAACTTGGTGTGGAAGAAGCTCAGATTGCTGTCCTCTTCCACAAAGGGTTTGTTCCGATGGATGCCATCTACTGTAACTATGTCGGATTCAAACTTAGCTCCAACGTGCCTGTTGTAGGTTGGGGTTCTGACTTCAAAGGCTTTTTCCGTAACCTTCGGTCTCTCAGACTTTTGAAAGGAACGTAGTTGTGCCAAGAATTCCTGCTGCAGATAGAGTGCTCCTAGCCACTCGGACAGAGGCTCCAGTGACGCCAGAGATGTTAATAAGATTCCAGGACGAAGGCACTTTGAAGGAACTTCACGAGGTCTTCGTCAGAATGACCGACTTGGCAGCTAGACTAGACCTACTCAAGAAGCATCTCTTCTACGGGAAAGATTACCCATGTCAAAAGCTCCTAACAGGATTAACGAATGACGGAATGGAAAGAGTCAAAGCGCGATTCTCCAATCCGCGATCCATCCGGGTCATTCACGCATTGATTGGACTGGCTACCGAGCTAGGAGGAGAAACTATTGAGGCTGCTGAAGCTCATTTCTTCCAAGGTAAGGAGTTAGATGAGACCAACCTCAAGGAAGAGATGGGAGATGCCGATTGGTATCTCAACCTGCTCTGTAGTGTTCTTGGTACTACAATGGAGATGGTTGAGATCGCTAACATCAAGAAGCTCGTTGGCGGACGATACAAGGACAAGTTTAGTCAGGATGAGGCTCTGCTCCGTGATTTGGGGAAGGAGAGGCAGATACTCGAGGACAATCTTAAACCTGGAGTGTAGAATGCTAAAGGCTGTCGGAAGGATCGAATTTCAGAGAGAAATTAAGCCTGGACTGCTTGTAAGGCAGCCGGGCAAGTCTGATGTCTTCCAAGTAAAAGATGTTGTATTTGGTGGACGTGGATCTGCCTTCTTAGTTAAGGCAGCAGACGAGGTTGAACCCGTTCCTTTCACCGAAAATATCGTCGGCTGGGACATTGTAGAGCCAGTGTAGCTCGAGTTTTAGATACAATTGGTCCTAGCGGACGTTCAATTTAGGAAACAGAATGATGTACAGATCTCTCTGTAAACTGGTTGTAAAGAATGTAGGGCAAACTGAAACCTGGGACGAGCAGTTTGAGATCAATCATAAGAATGAAACTGATCCAAGCCCAGAACTCAAGAAAGTAGTCGAGCTCTACAACACGCAAGAGAAACATCAGTACGGAGAAGAAGCAACTCTCCGAGAGTTTGTTTCTTGTGAAATCCTCCATTCTACAGACGACGAAGTAGATGATGGAAGTGATTTGGAACCTTCTGATCTAGAAGATGATGAAGAAGAGGAGATCGATTCTGATCTGGACGATCCAGAGGAAGAGGATGATTATGTAGAGGACGAAAGTTACTTGGAGTAATGAGTCTATAGCTCAATTGGATAGAGCAGCAGCCTTCTAAGCTGCAGGTTCCGA